GTCGTCGTTCGCGCATTTATTCGGCTGGGCGAGATACACCTTAAAGCGGATATCTCCGAGCGTGACCTCGTCCCCTCTTGTCAGATAGACGACCTCTGTACCTCTGTCCTTGGCCTCGCTTATGATCCTGCCGGCGGCGTTAATTTCAGACTGGATATCACCGGCCCACTTACTCGAAAGCCCCGGAACAAGATTGGACGGCTTCGGGCAGTAGAGCTTACGGACCGTAAACGCCTTGTCTTTGATAATCCTCTCAATGCCATGATAGTGGTCATAGTGCCAGTGGCTCACCACAAGACAGACCTCTTTCATGCCCTGGGCTCTGAGCCAGGTAATGAGCTTGTCTGACATTGTGGCGTCCCCTCCGTCAATGACCAGCGTATAGGCCCCGTCAGAAAGGACCTGCGCGTCCCCGTGACGGTCGTCGGGCTTTTTGGGAGTACCGAAGCCCGGGACATAAAACTTGATCATCTTCTCTCGTGAACCTCCTGCTTAAGCTGGTCCTTTAACTGGTCGCCCATGATCGCGGGTTCGGTAAAGCTGTTATTCTTCCACCACGCCCAAAGAGAGGCGCCGATTGTGACCACAAGAGAAACGAGCTGATAGACCTCGTCCTCTGTCACCGGCAGGACCTCCTTGCCCTTGATGGCGAGGATCTGATTAAGCAGAGCGAGTACCAGGACAATAGTCCTTACAATAGTGTCAGTCTTGATTTTAGCTTTCATGTATTTCCTCCTTTAGCCTGCTCTTTCTCAAGGTCGTCAATCCTGTGATTAATGACCTTAATCTGTTCTTCGATAACCGGAATCCTGTGAGCAAAACCGTTATGCTCACGGACCTCCCTTGTCAGCTCGTCGATTTTGGTATCGGTAACCGCCTGGTTGATCTCGAGCGTTTTATTGGTCTTTGACGCCGTCGCCATAACCGTGATGATTGTACCCAGCAGTGTTACCGCTCCTGTTATCAGAGCTACAATAATTTCCGACAATGGTCTATACCTCCTTTCCTCAAATACTGTATGAGAGATTAAACTCATAAATTGTACTAGGAGACATAGCCCCGTAGCCCGACGGGTCACTGTACTTGGAGATAGCAAGAGTCCCGTCTGAGCGGACGGTAATGAGAAATGTAAACAGGTCCTCGCCCGACTGCAGGACCTTGACCTTTGCCGCCGGCCGAAGCGCCTCAGGGATACCAGAGGCAAACTCGACCTCTACAGCACTGGCCCCGTAGGCAAGGACAGGAGAGATAGCTCCTGTTATAAAGACCTGCCTGTTAGCGCTCCTGTACTGGACCGGCTTGCTTGCTGTCCAGTCTTCTGAGTTAAGAGTAAGGCCCGTCCATGCACCGCCCTCGATAGCTGATATCTGACCGCTTATGCTGCTTACCTCGCTCTGTACGGCCTCGACAGAGTCCTTTGACGCCTTGGTCACTGAGAGAGTATCAAGCCTTGATGTGAGCTGAGAGGCGTCAACCGTGCGGTCAGTAAAGCCGCTGAAAGTGTGGCCCAGTATGATCCTGTTATTCTCGGGAGCGAGGATATCGACGGTCTGCTTTGTGAGCATATAGACAGCGTCCAGACCGTGAGGAGCACTTACGACTCTCACCATGTCGCCCAGCGCAAAGGCGTCAATGTCCTTATCGAGGTCCGAAAGGTCGATAGCCGTCAGCTCAATGGACGTGATAAGAGAGGACAGCTCTGAGAGCTTCGCCCGCCCCTTTGTGAGCAGATTAGACGGCTCTGTCACGTCGTCCCAGATCTCGACGGCCCATATAAGCCCGTAGCGGGCGGCGGCAGTCTCGTCAATGATATAGTCCTTGCCGCTATTGACGGACTCGATTGTGACCCTCTTCCCGTCCTCAGTCTGAGCGCCCAGCGGGATAAGGACCGTTGCTATGCTCTCTGCAGAGCGGGTCCTTGCATAATCGAGAAGATTTTCCCCGAAGCGGATAACCTGCGAGCTGAGGCTCCCGTACTCGGCGAGCCAGTTGATAACTCTGATCCCGCCCGGGCCCTCTGTGAACGTGATATAGCCCCCGAGAGAGCCCGTAAGCCTGTCCGTAAGATTGGTCAGCGTGTTCTCGTGAGAGCCGTTCTCGCGGCGTATATAGTCGTTAGGGTCCTCGACAGTGACCTCTCCCACGGTAAAGCGCTTGGCCTCTTCGACCTGCGCATTGTGGGTCGTCACGAACTGACGAAAGAGGTCTGCAGGCGAGCCCTGGAAAGTATAAGGCCGCTGGACCGAGTCCACGAAGAAAGAAAGCTCACCCTCACAGGTAAAGGTCCTGTCGGCGTCGAAGCCGTCCACATAGGAAAGGACCCGCCCACGGAATACCAGAGAGTCGTCCCTGTAGACCTTGACAATGGTCTTGAGCTCCTGAATCCTGTCGTAATAAGGATGGTTAGCGTAGAGCGTGAAAGTAAACTTGCCGCTCTTATTGACCTCCCTCTCGATCTGTCCCTTGGTAATTACGTAGTCGTCCAGGGAGCTGTCATAGATAAGTAAATTGTCCGCATAGATACGAAACATTACTGAATTGCCTCCTGGAATGAAACCGTAAGAGAGCCGGTCCCCGATACTGTAAGAGTATTGAGGCCGGCTTCAAGTTTGAGGTCAGCGATCATATAAGTCCCGGTCTCGAGCTCGGCAGAGCCCACGCCGTAGTCAACAGTAATCTGGCCTGTTACCGTGAGCGCAGGACAGACGACCCTAAAGCCCCTGTTAGAAACAAGAAGCGTCTCGGAGCTGTCCGATACTGTCACGGCTTTGGCCTGCTTGCGGATGCCATAGCGCCAGGGCTCACAGACCGCCGAGATATGAAGCTCAGCATAGGCAGCGTGATACTGGACGTCTTCGACTTTGCACCGCCCGACCATGTACCAGTCGGGATAGTCGTCCTCGTCCACAATGCGGAGCTTCTGCCCGTGAACAAGGCCCATGATCTTAGTTACCAGTCCGACCCTGTCCTCATGCGTCCCGTCCATGAGCAGGAACGTGAAAGCGGCCTGTCTGTCCTGATAGTGGACCGCGCCCGACGCCTCAGTCAGATCTAAGTCCCCGTCCCGCCCCGGGACAGAGATATAAGTCGTCTTCGGGACTGCAGGCGCTACGGTCTTTTCGTGAAGAATGAGGCCGTCGTCGGACGTGAGATAGTCGCCAAATCTTATAGCTCTCAGATTCATTAGTTGCCCCTCCTCTTGAGACTGTAGACTCCCGCGAGCCCTGTATCTATCTGTCCTATGGTCTCGCCGACAAGAACACCGTTGTCGAGCTTGATCACGGACTTATGGTTAAGCACTGCTTTTTCGAGATTGTCCAGGCGGTCAATGATGGCACCGAAGTCGGGACCGTCAGACTTAACAGTAAATGTATTTTCAAGTTTTCGCCCGAAGCTGGACCCGTCAATAGCCGCACCGTCGAGCTTAAGGGCATTGGATGTATCGGGCTCGCCCAGGGCCTTAACGGTCCTTGCGGCAAGCTCACGAGCGGCTTTGACAGCCTCTTTGGTCCGTTCCTTGATACCAATGATATAGCCCTCACCAAAGAAACCACCTGACCGCCTTGTCAACTTAGAGGGAGAGCCCTCCTGCTGACCTGCTCTCAGACCTGCAAGAGCTCGCCTTGCAAGCTCTTTGGCCTTATTGAAAGCTCCCGCAAATCGGGAGGCGATACCATTAATAAAGCCCTGGCCAAAATTCTGACCGGATCCGCTTGCGCTGACTGATCCTGCTCCTCCCTTGGCCCTGTTGGCCAGAGTCTTACCGGAAGAGCTTGCCTCGCCGCCCTTGGAGCTTACGCCCCGGGCGTACTGGGAGCCGAGCGTCTTACCTGTTTCGGAGGCGTTAACTCCTGCCGCTCCTTTCTTGGAGGCGTCCGCAATCGTGCGGCCTGCACTTGAAGCGGCCCCCTGGGTCCCTCTGACGCCCGAAGCGTACTCGTTACCCTTACGGGCGCCTACGCCCTGAGCGTCTGCCGTACCCATGCCGGCGGCGGTCTGACCCGCTACCGACTGACCGGCCTTATTAGCCGCTCCTGCCGTACCGCTCACGCCTGCAGCGTAATCTGAGCCTTTCTTGGCGCCTGCCCCTTTGGCGTCTCCTGTTCTGAGTCCTGCATCCGTCTGACCGGCTACGGACTGGGCCGCTGAGGCGTTGTCGCCTGCAGTCGAAGCCATACCAGAGGCATGATCGAGACCGGCCTCACGTCCTGCCTCTCCGGCCTCAGGAGGGAGCTTATTAAGCTCTGCCTCTGCCTTATCTACAAGCTCCTTGGCGGCGTCTACCTGGGCCTGTGTGACTCCGGGCATACCCTGTTCGACGGCCTGTTTCATGAGCTTGTAATTTGCTCTGTAGTTGTCGAGCTGTCTCTGCAGACTGTCTCTCGTGCCTGTCTCGGCGGTTATAAAGTTACTCTGCAGATTACTGAGCGCCTGTCCGATCTTTTCGGTATCTCCCGAAATGACCGCGGAGGAAAGGCCCTCATAATTTTGGATAGTCGAGTTATAGCCCACATAGGCGGCCTCGGCGTCTCCAAGGGCCTCCTTGGCCTCGTTCATGGCGTCCTTAGCGGCCTGCTGTCCTTTAATGACTTCCTGGTGTGCCCAGTAGTATTTATCGGCAGAAGCGGGAGCCTCTTCGAGAAGTCTGTTATACTCGGCGAGTACGTCCCCGCTCTCAGTGACAGAGTCGCGGTAGCGCTTTTCGGCGCTCTCATAGGTCTGCTGAGCGCTCATATAGGTCTCAAGCGCCTTGGACCTCTCTCTGATCGCCTCAGTATAGGAGGACTCCATAGCGGCGAGGGTCGCCTCTGCTTTCTTCTTGACGATAAGCTGGTCGATACTCTGGCCGAGCCTGCCGTTGGCGTCCACATTCTTAAGGATCTCGTCACGTTCTACGCCCAGGGCTTCGGCGAGAGTCGTCAGAATAAACTCTGCCCGGTCCTCGTAGCCCTCCTTGACTTCCCCGTTTGCATCCAAAAGCGAGTTATACTCATTCTTGAGCTCTTCTATATGCCCGTACTCGGCATTGACGCCCCCGACGGCGTCCTTACGGGCCTTATCCAGCTCGTCATAGGAAGACTTGAGGTCTTTGGAGGCGTTGACGCTCTGCCTCTCGGCATCCGTCAGACCATACTCGGCCTCGATAGCCTCCTCGGCCCTCTCCTTAAGAGCGGTCAGAGCGATAGCCGCCGCCCCCAGTCCCGCCGCTACGATAGTGACAGGATTAGCCGCCATAACGCCCCACAGGGCCGTGACGCCGTCTTTGACGTCTATCAGACTGTTAACGAACTTTGACGCCGTATTTACGGCAAAAACGCCCGTTATAGTGGCCCCTACGCCTTTGAGGAGGCCCTGCACCTGATCGGAATGTTTAAGGACGTAGTTAAAAAAGTCTGCAGTCTTTTCGGAGAGCTTGCCGACGTCCTCGCCGACCTTGTCCCAGTCGAGAGTGTCCAGTGAGGCGTTCATGGACTGGACCGATTTCTTAATGGATCCTTTCGCCGAGTTGAACGTCTTTATCATTTTGGACTCGATATTGGACTTAAGCAGCGTCAGGGCCCCGCCGACGTTGTCGGTCATGGTAGCGGCCATATCTGCCGCCGCAGCGTCTGAGGACTCGATAGCTTTTTTCAGCTTCTCGTAGTCTTCGGGCGCTGCATTGACGATAGCAAGGAGGCCGCTCATAGCCTCCTGTCCTGCTATGTGCTTTGCCGTCGAGGTCTGTTCTGTCTCGGACATATCCGCAAAGGAAGCCCTGAGGTCGTCCATAACTTCGCCCAGGCTCTTCATGGTCCCGTCCGAGTTGGTCAGCTCAAGATCCAGAGCAGCCATAGCGTCAGCGCACTCTTTCGGAGGCGCTGAAAGCCTTGTCAGAATAGCTCTGAGAGCAGTACCGGCTTTCTGTCCTTTGATACCGGCGTTCGCCATGAGGCCGATAGCTGCAGCGGTATCCTCCATTGAGTAGCCCAAAGCGCCGACGATAGGAGCGGCGTACTGGAACGTCTGGCCCATGAGCGAGACGTTGGTATTGGCGTTGGAAGATGCCGCCGCCATGACGTCAGCGAGCCGCCCCGCGTCGCCTGCAGAATAGCCCATAGCAGTAAGGGCGTCCGTGACGATATCGGACGTAGAGGCGAGGTCAGCACCTGAAGCGGCGGCAAGGGACATAACGCCTTCAATGCCGTTGAGCATATCCTCAGTCTTCCACCCGGCCATGGCCATGTAGTTAAGGGCCTCTGCCGATTCAGTCGCCGAGAACTTGGTCTTGGAGCCCATTTCCTCGGCCTTTTCGGTCAGAGCCTCGAGGTCTGAACCTGTTGCACCCGAGACAGCGGCCACCTGGGACATGGCGCTCTCAAAATTCATGCCCGTTTCAATGGTCTTTTTTCCGAGCGTGATCACGCCCTCGACGGTCCGCTCAATGGCCCGGGCCGCAAGGTCAGCAAGGACGCCTTTCATGACCGTGAAGCCCTCAGACGCCTGTCTTGCGCTGTCTCCCGTCTCTTCGAGAGAGTTGTCGAGCTTGTCGGCGGCGTCGTCGAGCTCGTGCATCTTGTCCTTGTTCTCTTTCAGATCTCCCGAAAGAGTGTCAATCTGCCGCGCTAACTTCTTGGCCTCGTCGCTGTTCTTACCATACATAAGGACCGCGTTTTTATACTCGTCCTTAAGGCGCTCAACTTCGGCCTCCTGCTCAGACATAGTGTCCGTGAGCTCTTCGAGAGCGGTCTTCTTTTTGCCGGTAGCATCCAGCTCGGCGGCATAGTGCCTCAGCTTACTCTCAGTCTCGACGAGCTCCCTCTGAAAGTCCCGATACTGGTCCTCTCCGATCTTGCCGCTCTTGAGCTGAGCCGCCATAGAAGACTCAGCCGCCCGGAGCTTATCCAGCTTGTCAGAGGTCGCGTCTATCTGCTCAGTAAGGACTTTCTGTTTCTGAGTAAGGAGCTCCACGTTGACGGGATTAAACTTAAGGGCCCGGTCCACATTTTTGAGCTCTTTCTGCAGCGCTTTTGACTGCTTCTCAGATGTTTCGAGCGCCTTGCCTAATTTAGTTGTGTCGCCGCCGATCTCGACGGTAATGCCTCTGATATTACCTGCCATAGTTACCCCTTGCCGAACTGGTCCCGTAAGCTCTTACGGTCCGGCTCGGTCTGTTCTATACGATATGCGTTATCCAAATACTCGCGGCCCTTTTCTGTCTGATCGAGCCTGTAAATAAAGGCGTCTCTCCTGTAGCGGAGATAGTCGATATAGTCCAGGTCTTCGACTTCCAGAATGTTAAGGCCCGTATACTGAGAGACAAGATGCTCCCAGTAGGAACTGTTTTCATAGTTATGACCGCCCTGTCTATCCTCTAGCGGATAGTAGGGCAGTTTCAGTTTTTTGAGTCTGTAAGGGCCGTTACAAAGTCCGTGTACGTGTCGAGGAAAGTCATAAGATCCTCAAAATCAAGACAATCGGCAAGCTGCTCACCTGTTACGGACCGGCCCTCTCTGTTACGGCTCATGAGGCGAGCACAAAAGGCATACAGGGCGTTGATATCGTCCTCTGTAGGCGTCTCGCCTCCCTCCGGGAGCATGGTCGTAAGCTCAGTGAGCAGGCTCTTTGTAGGAGTCAGTACCCTGATCTCGGTCCTCTGCTCATCCGGGAGAATGACCCTCAGAAAATTCTTTTTGACTTTGTTAAAATCCAGTACGTTACTCATGCCTTTCTCCTTATCTGCGAAAAGACGGAGAGCCGAAGCCCTCCGCCTTAAATGAATAATTATACACGCCCATTAAGGGCAGGATCTCAGTTACCGCCCGCCTGGGTAGCGGTAGGCTCTTTCTCGATATACATAATCAGAGTCCCGTCGTCGTCCTGGGCCTGTGCTCTGAACTCGGCATCAATGACGGTTTCCTGGTCTTTTGCGAACGCGAGAGTAAAGCCGCTCGTGTTGTTACCTACGATACAGACGTAGATATCGCCGTCGACCTTGTCCTCGTGATGGAAGATAATCACGTACTTCTCGTTGTTGGCGTTGCCTACGCCGCCGATCTTGAGCGTCCGGGTATGATTGGTAGCGTCGTCGGTCACTCTGCCGGTAGCGGACAGCTTAGCCAGTGTCTCGCCGTTAAAGGTCATAATACCGGAGGTCAGAGTGGACTCTTCCTCGGTAATGATGGTCTTGGTCACAAAGCCGAGGTCGTCGGTTGCTGTGTAGAATGTGGGCGTATAGACCAGGGAGGCCCCGCCCTTGATGTAGCCGAGCACATTAGCGTCGGTTGCCAGTGCGATCACTGCCGCCGCGTTGGCGATCTGTTCGGTCCCTGTAAACTTTACAAGATGGAGCTTACCGGAGCCGAGTACGATTCTTTTAGGAGTTGCCATAATTCACATTTCCTTTCTTTTCAGTGAAATTGAACTCATAAATTACCTGATAGAGCTGCTCCTCAGAGAGCCAGTAACGGGACTGCTTGATATACTCAAGCCCGGCCTCGTCAAGCTGGGCCTCAATTCGGGCCTCAGCGGCAGAGTCGGGAGAATATTCATAGAGCTCGATATTGACCTCATGGGAGGTTATAGCGTTGATGTTGTCGGGTCCTCTGACGGTCTGAGTATCGTTATAGACGGCATAGGTCGATTTGGGAGGCTTTAGAAAACGGGTCTCCCGGTAGGTCTTATTAAGAACAAAACCCGCTCCCGTGAGAATTTTATGAACCATTAGCGCAAACCTCCTTAATCGTCTCTTCAAAGTCGTGCAGGACTGAGACAGCCGCCTTTGTGATGAAACCCGTACCGGGATAGCGGTCCCCGTTACGAAGCATATGACCGTTATTAAGCAGATGAGAAAGGCGGTAGTCCGAGCCCTTTACATACCAGGTCTTTTCGTAGGCCCTAAGGCTCGCGTTAGTGACCTTGCTCGTGATGCTGTCACGGTAATGCTTGTGTCTATGACCGACAGGAGCCGTGCCTTTAGTCTCCTGGACTAACTGCCTCATGCTCCCGTCGACGGCCTTGCGGATCCCCTCATTGACTGACCTGTCGTATGTCTCGAGCTCTTTAGCTATAGCCGCCGAAAGCCCGTCGATACTGACCTTAGTCGCCATAAGATACCGCCGTAATCTTGACGTTTATGTGAGACTCCATGAAGTCGTCATAATCGACGATATTGTAGGTATGACCGCGGTAGAGGATCCTGTACAGCCCGCGGTTACAATCCACGGCTTCGAGCGCCTTAAACCATCTGGTCTCAAACGTCTTAGTGGACTGGGACATATTAGCCCCGCCCTCTACAAACTCCGCGCCTTTGGTTTTATTGACGCTCGCATGGAGCCGCCAGAGGTCCGACCAGGTCTCAGTAGCCTGGTCGAGCCTCTGGATAATGAACGGTTTACTAATTGCCATCTTTCTTATCCCTCCTTAACTCGAGCGTGAGCTGGAGCATGGAAGTCGTGACAAACGATTTAACCTTTGTCGAGACTTTAGCCATGCTCCCCCTGTTCTCGTAGAGGTCATTGATCAGAATAAGGGCAAGCTGTTTAGCTCTCGGGTCGTCCTGAGGATAGTTGTATCCTACCGCACCCTTGAGATAGGAGTCGGCCACGTCGATAAAGGACGCGATATTACGGTCGGTCATTTCGTCCGTTTCATCGAGTCCCAGATAATCGAGGACCTCCTGGACGCTTACGACCATGACTTACCTCCTTACGATCACGCCTGAGGTACGATATAGCCGTTGATGAAAGCGGCAGAGTCACGGATCGTGACATCTTCACGCTCAATAGCTCTGTACAGAGTCAGATCCTGCTCGAACGCGTTGAAATCACCGATAGCGGCCACTGCAGACTCAGCAATGCTCATAAGCTGACGATCCCAGTAAACGATAGCCTCTTTCAGGTCGCCGATAATGAACGGGATCTTGTTGCCTGTGCCGGTAGGCATGACCTGATTGGGAACGACTTCGATAGGCACTGTAGTAGCGCCGACGGAGAGCCTCATCTTCATGGTGTCCCTGGGATCGGGAGTAAGCAGGTACTTATTGGAGTCAGAGGCTTCTTTCAGAGTGTCGAGATAGTTGAGACCGTCGTCATTGGTCACGATCGTGATGCGGCCACGGAAAGCGGCGCCGAGGTCGACATTGATAGCGTGCTTGATGCCATCAAGGTTAGCCAGTGCGACGGCAGTCTTGGAGGCGATCTTGGCAAGGATCAGTCTGTTAGCGGTAGCACGGGATTCGCCGGCAAGCCATTCCATAATGATCTGTGCAACGTTGGCGTCAGAATCATATCTCAGCTCGTTGGTAACGGGCAGATAACCGGCGTACTTCTTGATCGCCCAGGTCAGACGAGTAAACTGAGGAGCATTTTTCTTGCCGATATTGCCGCCCTCGGCCACTTCGGAGAAACCGGTCTGCTGAGCCCTTGCTTTGAATGTGCGGGCGCCGGTCTTGGTAGTGACTTTTTCCTTACGGACCAGAGACAGGAGGGAAAACTCGGCGTCTCTCAGTGTCTCGACCTTGGTACGAACATCTTCGGGAACGGTGTAGCCACCCTCAGCGGGTACGCCCTCGTTCATCATGCCGATCTCGCCGTCCTTGGTCAGCTCGCCGGCCTTGTTGGTCTTGAAGCCTGCCTTAGCGTCGGCGCCGAAAGCCTTGATCACGTCCTCAGCGCTGGCCTTGCCCTTTGCGGCCTTTTCTGCTTCGGGATTCTCGGCTACTTCCTGCTTCTCAGCTTCGAAGAGTCTCTGCTCGGTCTCATACTCGGCCTTGAGCTGATCCACCTCATCCAGGAGCGCCTTAGCCTTGGCGACGTCTTTGTTTTCGCCGTCCATAAAGGAACGGGCTTCTTTTGTCTTTGTTTCAATCAGAGCAAGGAGCTCTCTCATTCTCTTATTCATTCTTTTTCCTCCACGTGTGAATTAGAGATTGCTTTGTTGACATAAATAAAGGACTCTACGTTCCGGGCTCTCAGCTCGGCAATCATAGCGTCCTCAATTTCGGTTGATTTAGGCGTTTCTGCCTGTTTTTCTTCGGCGGGCTTATTCTCGTCCACCTTGGGAGTTACAGCCTCTTCCTCGGCCTTTTCGGGCTCTGGCTTAGGGCCATAGTGCTTGATCGTGCCTGCTCTCGGCTGGGCGGGAATAGCTACAAGGCTCAGCTCGTAAGCCTCCTTGACGCCGTCGATTGTGAGAGTACAGGTCGTTTTACCGCCCTCTTTCTCGTACTCTCTGCCGGGCCAGTGCGGGCAGTAGGTTTTCATGTTATCAGAGCCGCAAATGTTACAGATCAGTCTCTTGGGCCTTACACCTGTCGAGACCTCCTTTTTAATGCCGCCCTGGATCTCCTTGATAAGGTCCGCGTTAGCAGCGGTCCTTACCATGTAGGATTTTGCAACGATCTTTGTAAAGGGCTCGCCTGCTCCGGTCAGCTTGGGCTCAGTAACGAGCTCAGTAGCATAGATACGGGCGACCTGATTATCTGCCTGTCTCCTGTGATCCTTAAGGACCGTCTTGGCCGGATAGAGCTTTTCCATGTCCTTAAGAGCCCTGAGGTTGAAAGGCTCGCCGTTCCTGTCGTCTGTCTCGTTGTCGCCGATTACAGACTTAAAGACAAACACGTCCTCGGCCTTAAGAGGCGCCAGCGTGTACTTATTGATCTGTTTCATCTCGGCGTCGGTCGCCTCACCCGGCTCGATTACCGCCGACTTGGAAAGGATACCCTCTTCGATTACGTCGTCTTTTCTGTTTTCTTCATCCACTTTCTTCTTCACCTCCTTTCGGATCAGTAACAAGTCCATCTGTATACTGAGAGCCGGTCAGCTCGACCGGGATACTCGCGCCGTTGCCAAGGAGCTTGTCGCCTCCCGGCAGTTTCTCAAGGTCGAGCTTCTGACGAGCTTCGTTCGGCGTCATAAGGAACGAGTTAGTCGCCTTACTCAGCGTCTCGACTTTGGTCTTGAAGTCGGCCCGGAGGATAGCGTCAACATTGAATTTGAAGTAAAGGCCCTCGTCGGCCTCTTTTCTGGACAGGAGCTTATAGGTCAGCTCCTCCTCGTACTGCTTAAGGATATACAGGAGCGTATCGACCAGGAAACTGAGCTGCTGAGCTTCTGCAGAAGCAAAGCTCGACTTGGTATAGTCCCCGATCTGATAGGGCTTGATGCCGAAAGCAGAGGCAATCTGCAGGCCGCTGTACTGTCTCAGCTCAAGAAACTGGTTGTCGACCAGCTTTGTGTTAAGAGGCGTCAGCGTGGCCCCGAGCGGGATAGGAATGATGCTCCTCACGCCGTCCTTGCCGAAGCGGCCCCTGGCGTAGTCTTCAATGCCCTTGGTGAACGTCTTAACGTTCTGATCATTGAGGGACCCGGTATACTGCAGTACCGCCTTGGCGGTAAAACCTGTCTCGTAGAGATTATTAAGAAGCCCCTGGGACCTCAGTCCTCCCTGTATGGTCGCCGCAAGCTGCTCCTGTACCGGGATGCCTACGAGGCCGTCGAGCGTGTTAGAGCTCCTAAGATGCAGGACCTCCTCGGAGCCGAGATAGTGGACCTGCCCCCTGTCGTCTGTGTAGAGATAGAAGATATCGGGAGCATCCGGGAGCACATTGGCGTTATCGTACCAGACCTGCACCTGTGTACTCGGCAGGATCCAGAGCTTGGTCTTGCGTCCCGCTCCCTGTATCCATGCGTAGGCGTTGCCGTAATGGTTGCGGTTATATTCCATTGTCGACCAAAAGAGCGAGGCCGGCATATAAGGATTAGGCCGGTCGTGTACGACGTACCAGAGAGGATGATCGCGGGCCGAGGCTATACCGTCTCTGTCTGTATGTCTGTTAAGTTTGAGCGGCAGTTTACCGACTGACTCGCTCAGGACTTTCATACAGGCGAAGTAAGTAGCCTCGCTCCTTGCATCCTCCGGGACGTCCGATATACCAAGCCAGGCGGCAAGCTCCCGCCACTGATCCAGCGGGTCCGAGCCTCCGAGCCTCACGCTTTTCACGCCGCCCCGGACAAATAACCGGAGCTTATCAAAAAAATTCATATCGTTCGCCTCCGAGTGATTGGGTTTACTGTTTCCATCCCATAGCGGCGAGATAGCTCTCAAGCTGAGACTCAAGGTCAATGTTTTCCTCGCTCTTACACTTGAGCTTGCCGGCATGGGCATCTACACAGGCGTCGACCGGGTCAATACGCTTGAAGCGCTGACCGGGACGCTTGTCTACTTTGACCTCATCAAAACTATTTCTGACGAGCTTTGCATTTAAGAAGCTCCAAGTAAGGAGCTCGTTGTGGACGTTGTACTCGACGCTCAGACTCTTAACGAGGAGCTGCAAGTCTACCGTAGCGTCGTTAAGGTTGCGGGCCGACTGAGTAATAACAATGACAGGACAATCGAAGCCCTCGAGGTCTGAGAGGATGCCGTCAGCGTTATGCGGGTC